CCAAGATCAATTTTTTGAACTTTGGTTTCCTGGTAGTTATTGGGATCAAGCAAACAAAGCTCTTGGTGGTCACGACACTGCTGGAGCTAGACGTAACGCACGGGAATCCGAAAACGGAAGGCGTCAGTTCAATGAAGCTTGGAACAGCTTTAACCAACGACAGATTCTGTTAGGCAGCGCTTCTGATGTTGAAGAACCTTTTTATGGTTACAAAGCTCCTCCCTCAATGAAACTACCTACTTTTCAAGTAGGTCAAGGAAACTTTAGAGATTACATTGCTCAATTTGATGCAGCTCAGCAAGCGCAAACTGATTACTTAAGAGAATCAAACAAAGCCCTTCAAGCTATTACAGAGCAGAAGTACGCTTTAGCTCAACAGCAAAAAGAAGAAGAAAAAGTTAAAACTGAATATCAAAAAGTTTTAACTGAAACTCAACAACAAGCTGCTGTTGTTAAGAAGCAATCGCAAGCTGTTGTAAATAGACAGCGTGCTCAGTCATCTTTGAGTGCAGCTCAAGCTCGCCAAGAAGCTCAAAGAGTTGCTCCAGAGCAAACACAACAAACCAGAAGATCACAAAACGTTGGACAACCTGGGGTTTCTAGGACTCGTGTTAGTGGTCGGTTTGGTATTGGTGGCTACGGTGGTACCGCTCCTGGCCGAGTCAATCCAACTGGCTTGAACATATGATTCCTTACATCGAACCAGAGATTATTCAATACCTAGAAGAGCTGTATCCAGATAAATCTCCTGACCTTAGTATGGAAGAGAAACTTATCTGGTTTGCTGCTGGACAAGTATCTGTTGTACGGCATTTGAAAGACCAGTACAACTTACAAGTAGAAACTAAGTACAGCTGATGGCTAAGGACAATTCTCTCAACTGGATTTTAGGCATCGGCTCTGTACTTGGTGCAGCAGCTCAGGTTTACTCTGGTTATCAAGCTTCTCAAGCTGCTCGTCAACAAACTGAGGCATCTAGAGCTCAAGCAGCAGCCACTCGTGAAGCAGCGTTGCGTCAAGTGCAACAGATGCAAGCTGAGGCTTCTCAACGTTCTCAGCAGTTCCAGCAACAGATTGAGCAAAGCCGTCTTCAAACGATTCAAGCTGCTGAATCCGCCAAGATGGCTCAGCAGACAGCAATGCAGCAGATTGCTCAGCAAAAGTCTCAGTCTGCTTTAGCTATTCAACAAGGCCAACTGCAAGCTGCCATTCAACGTCAGCAGGGTGTTTCTAACGTTGGCTCTCCTGTTCGCCGTCGTGTTGGCACACCTGCTGCACTGCGTACTAGTTTGGAGATACAATCCCCTCTTACTGCTGGTGCTAGCGGTATGGGTATGGGGGCAAGTACTGCAACTGGTGGTTTGAATGTCTAATGCTTCGGCTCGTTACTCGGCACTAGAGCCAGAAAAGACGATTTATCTGGATCGCGCTATTGAATGCAGCAAGTACACTCTGCCGACTCTTATTACCGAGAACGACCGTAGTACTGGTAAAAACCTTTACACCAAAATTGCTACCACTTACCAAGGTCTTGGTGCTCGTGGTGTGAACAACCTGGCTAGCAAGCTGCTGATTGCTTTGCTGCCTCCTAACCAAGCTTTCTTCCGTCTCTCTGTAGACGACATGAAGCTGAAGCGGGAACTTGAGAACTACAAGGAGCTGCAGTCAGAGTTTGATCAACAACTGGCTTTGATGGAACGCGCAGTGATGCGGGACATTGAAGAGTCTGGTGATCGCACGGCGCTGTTTGAGGCCCTCAAGCACCTGATCATTGGTGGTAACGCTCTGCTGTATGTCGCTGAAAGTGGCACCAGGGTTTATCCACTGAAGTCTTTTGTGTTGAACCGTGACCCTGAAGGGAACATCCTTGAAGTTGTGGTGCGTGAAGAAGTTAGCCCTGATGTGTTGCCTGAAAAAGTTGCACCTAAAGATAACGAAGGTAAATTTGTAGACAAAACTGTTTTTCTCTACACCCACATCCTTTGGGATTACAAAGCTGATCGGTGTAATTGGTATCAAGAAGCTTACGCAAAACAGATTGGCAAGAAAGGTTCTGTTCCTATTGAAAAGAGCCCCTGGATTCCCCTTCGTATGTTCCGCGTGGCTCATGAAGCCTACGGTCGTGGTTACTGTGAGGAGCTTCTGGGTGACCTCAAGAGCCTTGAGTATCTTTCTAAAGCAATCGTTGAGGGCTCTGCAGCAGCAGCAAAGATCATTTTCCTCTGCAAGCCAAACGGTACGACTCGTCCTGACGCTCTTGCTCGGGCTGCCAATGGATCAATTGTTGCAGGTGATCCAAATGATGTAGCTCCTCTGCAAATGCAAAAGCAGGCAGACCTTACGGTGGCTCTCAACACCATTGCTCGGATCGAACAACGCCTTAGCTTTGCGTTCCTGCTTAATAGCGCTATTCAAGCTGGTACCTCTGGCCGTGACCGTGTGACGGCTGAAGAGATCCGCATGGTGGCTCAAGAGCTTGAAGCTGGTTTGGGTGGTATCTACAGCATCCTCAGTGTTGAAATGCAGCTTCCTCTGGTCAATCGCAAGATGGCTCTTATGGAACGTCAGGGTCGTTTGCCAAAACTTCCTAAAGATGTTGTGAAACCTCAGATCACCACTGGTCTTGATGCTCTTGGCCGTGGTAACGATAAGGCCAAATTGATTGAGTTTCTGCAAACCATTGCTGGCACTCTGGGTCCTGAGGTCATGGCTAAGTACGTTAATAGCCGTGAGCTGATTACCCGCCTTGCTGCTTCTGACGGTCTTGATACTTATAAGTTGATTAAGTCAGACGAAGATCTCATGGCTGAAGAGCAGCAAACAGCTATGATGATGCAGCAACAAATGGCCGCGCAAGATCCTAATAACGATCCTGCTAAACAGGCCGCTCTCGTTAAAGCTGAAAATGACTCAATCCGGGCAAATCAAGAAGTCGCCGCTGGTGGAGGAACCCCTGGAGGTTTCTGAGGCTCCTAAAAAAGCCGCACCTAAATCCAAAATGGATGTACTGATCGAAGAGCTGAAAGCTAAGAAGCCTGAAGTTTACGAACAGTACGTTGCTGCTGCCAAGAACAAGCGGCCCGTTTGGATCTATCCTGATCTGACCGTTCGGATCGGTTGATCATGGAAGTCATTGCTGACAATTTCCTGTCTCAAGAGACGGGACCTTATAGCGAGCAAGATCTGCAAGCTCTTCAAGAGGCTGAGCAGCAAGAGCAACAGGAAAAGCTCATTGGTGGCAAATTTAAAAGCCCCGATGATCTTCTGCGTGCTTACCAAGAACTAGAGAAAAAGCTTGGCAATCGAACTGGTTATGAGAAAGCTGAAGGGGAACCTGAAGCTGGTGATGACCAAGCCGCTGAAGAGCCTGTCATTCTTTCTCAAGAAGAGGAAGCCACCATTCTGGAAAGCATTGGTGGTGAAGAAAACTTCAGCGCAGTCCAACAGTGGGCAAAGGAAAACCTTGAAGCTGGTGAGCTTGAGGCTTACAACCGTGAAGTCAATAGCGGTGACTACTACCGAGCTCGTAACGCACTGCAGTCTCTGTATTATGCGTTCCAAGAAAACTCTGGTTATGAGCCTGAACTGATTGGTGGAAAACTTTCTGCAAGTAGCAGTGATGTGTTCCGTTCAAGCCAAGAAGTCATGGCTGCTATGAGTGACCCTCGGTATTTGCAGGATTCTGCTTATACCCAAGATGTACAAGATAAGTTGCTTCGTAGCGACGTTCTTGGTCCTAGGGGTTAATATTTCAATAGCGAACGTAAACATTGTTGCCGCCGAGGCGATAACAACAGTGATATACGAGCGCTCGTAAACTTCTACCTCCATACTGACGATGCCTGATTTTGCATCTCTCAGCCGGTTGGGTGGGCTTAACGGCGTTCAGTACAACGCAGGTTCCGCCTCCGGCAACTACGAGAAAGAGAACTCTAATTTCCTGAAAATCTTTTCGGGAGAAGTTCTGACCACTTTTAATCGTGAGACGATCTTCAAAGATCTGACCATGAAGCGCACCATTTCTTCGGGCAAGAGCGCAAGCTTCCCGATTACTGGTCGTTTTTCCAGCCGTTACCACCGTCCTGGTGATTGGATCACCGGTCAAGGTAACAAGGGCATGATTGGCGAAAAGATCATCACCATTGATGACCTGCTGATCGCTGATGCTTCCATCTATGACCTGGATGAAGCCAAGCTGCATTGGGATGTTCGTTCGATCTATTCGACCGAGCTTGGCCGCGCACTGGCCCGTGCCTATGATCAACGTCTGGCTCGCACCCTGCTGGCTGCTACTGAGTCTGACGGTCGTGTGAAGGACTGGGATTCCAAGCGCTTCCAACTGAATGGTGGTACTTACTCCTCTGTGAGCACCAACACCATTACCCTGAGCGCTAACTTCCAAACCGCTGAACTGACTTATTGGGCAGTGGGTGAGGTTGTGTACGGTGAAACCTCCGGTGCTTACGGTGTTATCACGACTGCTCCCACCAACGGTGCCGCTACCTTCGTTATCAACCCGATTGGTTCGATTGGTACTGGCTCTAACGCTGCCTTTACTGTGGGCGAGCGTCTGTTCGTTCTGAACGCAATGCCTGGTGGTACTTCTTTCACCGGTATTGACCTTAACGGCGCTGCTGACCGTAACGCCCGTGGCGATCTGATCGTTGAGAACCTATTCAAAGCTTGCCAAGCTCTGGACGAGAAGGATTCTCCTAAGGAAGGCCGTGTGTGCGTCCTGAGCCCTGGTGCTTACTACGACGTGCTGAACAGCGACCGCGCCATCAACACCGACTTCAACGCTGCTGGCGGTGCTAACGGCTCGATCTACCAGAACCGCGTGGCTTCTGTGGCTGGCTTCCGTCTGATGACCTCCAACCACCTGGGCGTCAACAGCTACACTGCTAACCAGACCTACGTTGGTCTGAGCAACCAGTCTGCTGTGACCCGTGGTGAGCGTCCTAACTACATCAACGGTAAGGACGGTTCTAACGGCGATGCTGCTTCTGGTACCTACGATTACTACCAGGATGAGCAAGGCAACACCTCGTCCATCGCTAACTGCTTCGGCCTGTGCTTCTCCAAGGAAGCCGTGGGTACCGTGGCACTGAAGGATGTGTCGATGCAGATGACCGGCGCTGAGTATAAGGCCATGACTCAATCGACCATGATGGTTGCCAGCTACGCTGTGGGTCACGGCATCCTGCGTCCTGAGTGTGCAGTGAGCCTGCTTCACGACGGCAACCCGTATTGATTAACTAGCTTCTAGTTAATTACCAATACAATGAGGGGAGGCAGAAATGTTTCCCCTTTTTTGTTGCAATAATGGCGACTAGTAAACTCAGTGCAGTTAACACTCTTCTCGCCATTATTGGTGAGGCTCCTGTAAATAGTCTTAATGCTCCTTTGACTGGTGACGCAAGTCTTGCAGAGCGTA